CCACCGAGAAGTAATAATAACAATCCGAAGACACCTAGTGTTGGCGTGACTCCGAAGACACCTAGTGTTGGCCCGACACCGAAAAGAAATAATAACAATCCGAAGACACCTAGTGTTGGCGTGACTCCGAAGACACCTAGTGTTGGCCCGACACCGAGAAGTAATAATAACAATCTTGGTCCGAAGACACCTAATGTTGACCCGACACCGAGAAGAAATAACACACCACGTGTGAATGTCAATGCCAGTGCCACACCAACGGCTCCTCGGATGAATGTGCCGTCCGCGAAGATTGTTCTCCCACCACCAAAAAATAACAGTGAGATCAAGAGACTCGAACGAGAATTGAATGCGGCGCGCACTCAATTGGCAAAGCAAAACATGACCCCGCAACAAAAGAATGATGCGCAACAAAAGTTGAACTTTGCTAAGGTTGCTTTCGAGCAGAGACAGATGGAGAGGAAAAAGTTGAAGCAATCTCTGGAAACGATGCCTCACCTCCCGGATGACGAGGTGATGAAACTCGTCGCCGAGTTCGACCGGGGTGCACTCTTCACGAACGTGAAGAAGAAGGCTGAGAACATGAACAAAAAGAAGAATGAAGAGAAGAAAGTCATTCGCAACAGCATCAAAAACATCCCGAATGACACACCGAAAAAGTTTGAGGTTTTGCAAACGATCAACAAACCCCGTGTGGACGTCGACATGGTGAAAAATTTGGTGGCACAGTTGCGTTCGAACAAAAAAGAAAATGCCATCCCGGTGGTTCAAACGAAGAAGATTCAAACGGCCACCCAATTGGCGTCGACGAACATCCCGAAGGACATCAAGAAGGAACTCGAGGCCCAACTCAACGCGGCGTCGAACTCTTCGCAGGTGGCCAAGATTGAAATCAAAATCAAGAACATAGCAACCCTGACAAACCGCCTCAACAAGACGGCGTTGAACAACGCGCAAAAGAAGAATCTTCTCAACCGCGTGAAAGGTGGTGAAAAGTTGGTGAATGTTCAAAGAAATTTGAACACCGCCCCACCACCGAAGAAGAAGAGTTTTTTGAACACCCTCTTCGGTGAGGTGAACAAGAAAGCGAACGCCGCGGAGAAGGTTCAAAAGTTGAACGTTCCACCAGAGGTGAAAAAGGCACTCAACGCGAAAGTCGTGGGTGCCACCAACAATAAACAGGTGGAACAGGTGCAAAAGAAGATTGAAGCCGTGAAAAAATTGAACACCGTTTTGAACAAGACGCCCACCCTCACCAATGCGCAAAAGAAGAATGCTCTCAACCAAGTCATCGCTGGTGTACCGGTGAACAACGTGAAGAACAAACTGAATTTGCCGAAAAATAAGCCCGGATTCTTCGCAAGCATCTTCGACACGAATGGTGTGCCGGCCCCACCGGAAAACGCACCACTACCGCCGGTGGAGAACAACCGCACTGGGGTGAACACCGATCCCAAGGCCCTCCTCCGAAGAAAGATTATGACTCTTCAAAAATTGACCACCCAAGAGAGAAACTTATTCATCTCGAAGGTTCGTTCGATGAACAACGTGGATAACGTCTTCTCGGAGGCGGCCAATTTGAACCAGCAAAAGCATCAACAGGCTGTGAACGCGGCCGCGGCGAAGGCACAAAAGGCTCAAAACGCGGCGGAGCGCAAGGCGGCTGAGGCCGAACAGAGGCGTCTGGAGAAGGAGGCGAAGCAGGCTGAAGCGCAGGCGAAGCGCGAGCAACAACTGCTCAACAAACAGGCGCGCAAGGAACAAAACCAAGCCAAGAAGAACCAATACACGTCCATCATGCGCAACGCCAACGTGGACCGGGCCTACTTGAACAGGTATTTGGTGGGTAAGAACATCAATTCCATCAACATGGCCAACCTCAAGGCGAAGGCAGGGAAGGACAGGGAACTCGCCCAACTCATCGCGAATTCCAAGGGCACGGGTATCTTTGGTGGCAAGTACAAGCCGGTTCTTAAATACGTGGACCCCAGAAATTACAACCGACAGTACCAAGCGGCGAACACCAAATTGAAAAACCTTCAAAACGCCACCAAAGAAAAGAACATCAAGAAGCGATTGATGTCCATCGGTCGGGTGAACATGGCGTACATTAACGCATACAAGGGTGAACAATCCTACGAAGAGATCAATACCACCGCGTTCAAGAACAAGGTGCAAAAAGATATGGCCGTGGCCAAGAAGATTCAACAGGCGCGAAACGAACTCTTCCCGAAGGTTGTGTACATCAAGCCCGAGGAATACAACAACAAGTTGGCGAATGCCAACAAACAGTTGGCAAACATCGCGGAGAAGAGACGAGTCAACGCGGAGGACAAGGCGGCGGTGAATGCCCTCCTCAAGGGTGCGGGTGTGGACATGGCCTACCTCCAAGCCTTCGCCGGAAACAAGAATTTGAAGAACGTTGACTTGGCGCTTTTGAAGGAAAAGGCGGCCAAGGACAAGGTGGTGCAAAACACGCTCAACAAGGTGAAGGGGTCGAAGCGGTCGTGGTTCGGCAAGGCCAAGTTGACGTACATCGCACCGAATCGATACAACGCCGAACTCAACCGGGCGAAGAAAATGCTCGAAAACAAGGAAGCCGGTGAGGCGGCCAAGGTGGAGGCCACGCGACTCTCCAAGGAGGAGGACATGTTGCTCAGGAAACTGAGCCAAAACGCGGGGGTGGACGCGAAATACCTCCGTGCCTACGCCAAGGCGACGAATAAAAAGTTCAGAAATGTGAATTTGGCCAACCTCAAGGCGAAGAAAAACAGAGACATGGTCGTCGCCCAAGAGCGCGTCCGGGGTAAGTTCTTCCTCGGTAAACCGGCGAAGGCATCTCTCGAGTTCATCCCGAACGGTCTCTACAACGCCCGGTTGGCGCAGGCCAAAAAGGAGGCGAACAACCGAGAGGCGAAGGTGCAGGCTTCCGCGAACAAGACGAAGGGTAAGGTGGAGGAGCGCAACGCCCTCATGAAACTCGCCTCGAACAGTCAGGTGAACGCCAAATATGTCTCGGCCCTCTTGAAGAACAGAGGCATCTCGGCGAAGAATTTGACCAAGAATAACCTTAATAAGAAAATCAATGCCAATCGTCTCGTGGCCGCTGAGAAGGCCAAGGGTAAATCTTTCATGGGTAAACCCGTCAAGCCGACGCTGGTGTACATTCGAAATAAGAATTACAACGCCACGATGAGCAAGGCGGTGGCGAACTCGAAGACTCGCGAAAACAAAACGCAGGCTTCGATGAACAAGACGAAGGGTAAAGTCGAGGAGCGCAACGCCCTCATGAAACTCGCCTCGAACAGTCAGGTGAACACCAAGTATGTCTCGGCCCTTTTGAAAAACAGAGGCATTTCGGCGAAGAACTTGACCAAGAATGTCTTGAACAAAAAAATCAACGCCAACCGAATCGTGGCCACCGAGAAGGCCAAGGGTAAATCTTTCATGGGTAAACCCGTCAAGCCGACGCTGGTGTACATTCGAAATAAGAATTACAGCGCCACCGTGAGCAAGGCGATCGCCAACGCCAAGGCTCGAGAGAACAAGGCCCAGGCCTCCGCTAACAAGAAGCAAGGCAAGGCCAACCAACTCGAGAAGAAGAAGGCGGACGACGCTCACATGAACCAACTCTTGAAGACCGTGGGTGGACGTCGCACGCCCGGGAAGGGGGGTCAGTTTACCAAGAAGAACATCCTCGCCCTCGCAAAGGCGAAGACGGGTGGAAACGTCCGACGGGTGAACATTCAGATGCTCCGAAACATGAATGCCGAAAACTTGAAAAAGTTCGAAGCCAAGGGGGAGGCGAAGAAGGACCGCGCGAACTTTGAGAAACAACTCAAGGCGAAGGGTCTCGGCATGCTTCAGAGAGGAGAGTACATGAAGCGCTTCAACGCGGGTGAACCGGCGAATTCCATTCTCAAGTCGGTGAACACCAAAAACAACGCGGAGAAGAAGATTCAAAACATGGCGACCAAGCACGGTGTGAGTAAAAAATTCATCCTCAACGTGGCGAAGAAGATTGGTAAGGCGCCCGAAAATTTGACGTTATTCGAATTACAACAACAAAAGAAAAACGTCAAGAAGATGGGTTCGGCCAAACAATTCCCGGTGAAGACCGCGGAAATGTTGGGCAAGCAAAAGACCGCGTTGGTGCAGAAGATTCAAAAGAGCATCCCGGGTGCGTTCGGCCAGTTCCGACGCGTGTGGGAGGGCGACGTCCGACGCGCCGCGAACGCGAAACAGGTGGAAAACATCGAACGCTTGTTGAACGAAAAGGTCAAACTGCGAGGTGAAATCGAGGGGGCGAAGATCACCGACCAACAGCGCAAGGGTCACCTCCGATGGGTGATGCAAAAGAGGAACGACGTGGCGAAGCGTCGCGCCGAGTTGGCTAAGCACAAGGAGGCTTTCGGCAAAAACGTCGTCGCGGTCCCGGCGAAGGCGGAGGAGAAGGCAGGTGGTCGACTCAGCCTGAACGCGGCCAAGGCGGAGATTCGTAAGGTGATGGCGAACAAGAAGGTCTCGGTGGACAGCGCCTACAAGCGTCTGAGCCTCAAGTACCACCCGAACAAGGGTGGGGCGCAGGCGAATTTCGTCACCCTCCAAGCGGCGAGAAACGCCCTCAAGAGGGAACCCACCCCGGCGAAGGCGGCCCAGGCGAAGGCCCTCCCGGCGAAGGCGAAGGCCCTCCCGGCGCCGACCAGGGCTCTCACCCTCGAGAACAAGGGTGTGCGCTCCAAGTTGAACTCCAAGTACTACGACAAACTCACCAAGGCTGAGCGTGACGCCTTTTACAAGAGGTGGTTTAACAAGAAAAACAAAACCATCTGGGTGGAGGCGAGGAAGATCCAAAAGGAGCGCACGAACGCGGCCAAGGCGAAGCCGGTGGTGAAGGCGTTCGCCGACGCCGGGAAGAAGAGAGAGTTGGCGGGCAGGCTTCGCGTGGCGGCGAAGAAGAGCGTGGCGCAGAACATCAAAAAGGCGAACATCGGCGTCAAGAACAAAAACAAAATGTTGAGAAATTTGAAATTGAAAAAGACCAAGGCTAGCGCCGTGCAAAAACAATTGAAAACTAAAAAAACTCAGGTAAAGAAATATAAGGCGACGAAGCGAAGATAGATTAAGAAGAAATGTGTGACGTATGTTGCGAAGATTTTAACCAAACATTTCACAAGGAGGTTGCGTGTCCTCATTGTGAATTGCGTGCGTGTCGCAGATGCACGGAAAAATATGTGCTCTCCCAATTCGACGACGTCCACTGCATGGGGTGCAAGAACAAGTGGAATCGAATATTCACCCAATCGTGGGCGTCCAAGCGTTTCTGTAACACCACCCTGCGCCGGCACCGGGAGGAGGTTCTCTTCGAGCGCGAGAAATCCCTCTTCCCCGAGACCCAACCCATCGTCGAGCGCATTCTGCGTCACGAGGAGATTCAGAGAGAGATTAAAAAGTGTTCAAAAGAGATTTTTGAGTTGTACAATCGCCACCAAATCTTTCAGATACCGTACACGAGGCGTGAGGCCTACTTGGAGAAAAACCACCCGGACATATTGGAAAAGAGTCAGCGTCTCCGAGACTTGTACCGTTTGTCGTCGGAGTTGGACCAACCCTTCGATACGACCACCGCGGCGATTCCTAAATTTGTGAGAAAGTGTCCGAACACCGGGGGCAACTGCCAGGGGTTCCTCAACGAGGAGTTTTATTGTGGGTTGTGTAAGAACACGTATTGCAACCAGTGCAACGAATTGGTGGAGGACGGTCACGAGTGTGACCCCGACGCGAAGGCGTCCATCGCCCTCATTCGGCGCGACACCAAACCGTGTCCCAAGTGTGGAACCTTCATACACAAACTCTCCGGGTGCACGCAGATGTGGTGTCCAGATTGTCACACGGCTTTTAATTTCAACACCGGGGCGATTGAAATGGGGCGCATCCACAACCCACACTATCTAGAGTATCGAAAAAATGGGGGCATGCTCTCCCGAGAGCACGGGGACATCCCGTGTGGGGGTCTCCCCTCCTTCGCCGAACTGCGCGAGATGCAAGCCCCGGACTGCATCATGCGTTTTCGTCTCACCCTGAACCAACTCGACCGAGAGATTCAATGGATGTCGAGGCAACCCCTCGGTTACGGTCGGTGTTACTCGGCCCAACACGCCCGCGTGCAATTCATGCTCGGAAACATCTCCGAGGCGTGGTTCAAAAAGAACCTTCAGAAGATTGACAAGCAGAGAGACAAGAACAAAGACATCACCGACATTTACCAAATGATGATAGACACCGGTGGAGACGCCCTCCGTCAATACGCGATCTCACCGGACACGGTGGAGGAGATTCGGTCGAACATTAACGACCTCGTCGATTACGCCAACACCGTCATTCGAGACATCCACGCGAGGTACACGTGTGTGCTCCCACGCCCGTTCGATAAAATTTAAATTCTTCTAGTATTGTAACGATGATTGACGCCATCTACTTTCTCGTCTTTTCCCTTTTACTCTTCTTCATGCGTCCCACTTATCGACCGCCGCGAGTCCTGGCGCGCATGCTCTCCCACGAGGAGTGCGACCACATCATCGAAGCGGCGCGCGGTCGTTTGCGTCCGTCGACGGTGGCGCAATCGCGAAAGTTGGACGAGCGCACGCGCAAGAGCGAGACCGCGTGGGTGGGTAAGACTGATAAGATCGCGCACCGGGTGATGCGCCGCCTTTTGAAATACTGCGATAGACCCCTGAGTAACTGTGAGTCCCTCCAGGTGGTCAAGTACAAGCCGGGTGGGTTCTACAACCCCCACCACGACGCGTTTAAGGAGAAAAACCCGCGAATGTACACTTTCATCATCGTGCTCAACGACGATTACGAGGGTGGGGCGACGGCGTTTCCAAAGTTGAAAAAAGAATATCGTTTAAAAAAGGGTGACGTCCTGCTGTTCGACACCTTGGACAACTACGGGCTCAGGCACTCGTCAGCGCTTCACGGCGGTAAACCAGTGACTTCGGGGGAGAAGTGGATTGCCAACTTGTGGGTTCACGTTTATCCATACGATACCCATTCATAAACATCCACGACTTGACGTGGAACTGGTTCCTCTCCACCGCCCTCTCCATGGATCGCCCCCACGGGATCCCGTGGTTTCGGAGCAAGGCGAGTATCGTGAGGTTGCCGTACCAAGCCGCGATGCCGCACGGGTCCTCCATCTTCATCTCTTCAAGTTTAAACATGCCCAGGACGAGGCGCAGGTGCCGCGGATCCGAGCCTTGCGTGCACGCGAACTTGACGAGTTGATCGAGGTCGTACGGCTTGGTTATCATCACTTAGGGGTTAGAGTCGACAAATGAGTATGACGGACGTCGAATCTTTCGCGTTTAAAATCCATGAAACCTTGGGCCCGGGTTTTAGTGAACGGGTGTATCACAACTGCATGGAAGTTGAATTGCGTAAACACGGGATACAATACGAATCGGAGAGATGGCTTCCTATTTATTACGAGGGACACACGGTGGGCACCCTACGTGCTGACATAGTGATAGACAATAAGGTCATATTAGAATTTAAAGCGGTGGCTAAACTAAACGACGCCGCGGAGACGCAGGCGCGAAACTACCTCGCCCTCACCGGTCTTCGAGAGGCGGTGTTGATAAACTTTGGGAAATCTCTGGAGTGCCGTCGGGTGGTGGCGTGTGCAGCAGAGAGTACATCATCATCGCATACCACGGAGCCATGAACTCGTATGTTTTTTTAGTTTCATCGTGATACTTTTTCGGATTTGCGAGTCCCTCCGTCAAGATTTCGCGCGCGCGGTCGAGGTGGAACTGGGCCTCTTTGATGCAGTAGTCTTTATAATCCATTACCAATACTAACGTCACTAACCTTTAAATCGTGGGGATATATTCCCACTGCAACTCGTTACATATTTTTTGCCATATACAATCCATCGCGTGCAACTTTTCCTTGGACTTGAGGAGGGGGAAATACGGGAGGAAGGTGTCCTCCCCCAGGAGTTCACACAACTTGTAGAGGGTGTAGGAGTAACTCAAAAAGTTTTTGCGGTTCGGGGGGCACACCTTGTCGAAGGGTTCTTGAATCTGGTTGAAAAGGAGTCGCAGTTTTTGTTCGAGCACCTGACTCATCTGCGGTGGGCGCACCCCGTTCAAAAGACAACAGATGAGGGGCACGTGTTCGTAGTATTTCTGCATGCGCAACTTTTTCAGCAAGGTCCGAACGCGCGCGTGGGTGATGTCCTCCCTCTTCTTGAGTTTGAGTTTTTTCAACTCCTCGCGAAGGGTGACGACGACGTCTTCGGGGATGTTGCACATTTCCGCGCCTTGAAACTGCGAGAGCCACTCGGAGAAGTGATTTTGACGTTTGTAACTGTAGTTAATCACCTTTGTCGAACTCTCCTGCTCCTCTCTGTACGTCAACTCGTCGGAGATGATAGCGGCCACGACGGCTCCGCATCCATCGCACACCATCTCACTCGTGTCGTGAAAGTGGACGATGTTGGACGTGGGTCCACACGTCGAGCACTCCTCCCTCGGGCGCGCGGTGAGGTGGGGCCTGTCCACGTGCACACCCTCGACCTCCACGAGGTAATCGGTGTAGATGTCCCCGCGCGCGAGACCCACGGTTTCTTTGGCGTTGAAGACGTTGTCGGTATTCGTCTCCTCGGTCGCCTCCTCCGTGTATTTCTCCATGAACGGGAGGCATCGCATGATGTAATCCGCCATCTCCGTCTCCACACTGCGACGCTCGAAAGCGGTGGACGAGGAGTCGATGAGAGATTCGTACTCGGAAATTTTATTGTTGTAACGACTTAAAAAATTCCCCTCCATATAAATTAAATATGATACTGAATCTTTTAACCTCCGCGTTCGCGTTGTATCGTAAATTCACGACGCCACCGAATTGGCGCGTGATCCAAGAGTCGTTGGAATACGACGTGATACACGACGTGAAATACGAGGTCGAGGATGATTTCTGGGCCACCGAGGCGAGGGATTGGGACGACCGCGTCCTCACCTCCTTCTGGGTGGACTGCACCGGTCGGGGCGTTCGAAACACAGTCGTTCCGAACTGTGTGTCGAAGACCATTCTTCGCGTGAAATACTGGTACAACGGCAAGGTGTACAAGATGGTCACGGACGATTTGCACGCCCCGTTTCCCCCGGACCAAAAGAAATCCATGACCTTCTCCCTCCCTTTCATCGCGGCCTGGCTGTGCGACGAGGACGACAAACCCGTGAAAAACGTGACCGAGAAGATTCGCCGCCTCGCGGGTCCTCACAGCGATTTCCACCACCAACGCGTGGCGCTTCGCGACGTGCTCTACTACGACGAGGATTATCTCAGAGAGGTGTATCCAAAGTTGAAAATTACAAACGCCCTCGGGCTTCACAAAGTGGTGTCCACCCTCGATGGGTACACTACTGATTTTCTTCAATTTTAGTGGCTAGATAAAATTTAATGTCACCCAAAGAAGCAACCATGTATTTCAAAATCAAAAACCGATTTTCTTTTTCTTGTAAAATCTGAACCGTGCTCGCCATCGACGTGGCCTTGGTGAAAATGTTCAGGTATCGGAGCGAATACAAGCCGTGAATGTCGTGGTCGATCGTCTCCACGGTCTCGATCGTCGTCTCCTGGTTCGCGAAATCACCCGCGCACGCGAGACGGAGGATGTTTTGCTTTCGAACGATGGAGATCTCCGAACCGATGTTGCTCATGTCCCTGCACAGACGTTGGAAATCCGCCGAAGGGAGGGTCGTCGTGCACACGGTGGCCATGTCGATGTCCGGGACCTCGATCCTCGATTCGTTGATGTCTAGGAGTTTTAACTCGAATTTCGTCGACGTCTTCTTCCCCTCGGAGACGATCTCCACGGAGAGGAACTCCTTGCACTTGATGGACAGGCGGAGGACGTCGGAGTTGGTCACGCTCTTGAGGAGTTTGAAAAAGTTGCTCACGTTGATCCCACAGACGATCTCTTGTTCCTGGCACGAAAACTCCTCGAAATCCTCGGCGTTGAGGTGCATGTCAATCAGGGACGTGCGCGCGGTGTCGAGCGTGCACAGGGAGACCCCTCTCGGGGAGAAAATGAGATTGCAGTCGTTCAAAATGTCCTTGAGTGTTTCAAACACATTCTTAACGGCGGTGGCCTGAATCGTGCAGAGATGCATCATCCTTTTGACTAAGAAAGCGCGTAAAATCTTTAATTACTCCACCTTGTCTTCGTACGCCACCCCTGAGACCTCGCGGCTGATTTTATCCTCGAGTTCCTTCGTCATCGGGGGTTGGAGGGACTTGCCGTAATCGTCGAGGCTGAAGATGTCGCTGTCGGTGTCGTTGTTTTCGATGTCAGTCATCGAGCACCCACCACCCAGGGCGCACCAGGTCACCTCCTTCGACGGCAGCAGGCTCTCCAAAAAATTGGTGATCTCCTTGCCCACCAAAAATTTCCCATTCTTCGTGAGCATGGTCGGCACGCGTGTGATTTTATTCCTGTACTGGGACGGGAGACCTTGCGTGTTGATGTTGTGATACGTCACGAGTTGTTTCAATTGGTGATGCTTGTGGATGAATTCGATCACCTGTTTGCAGTGCGCACATTTCGGGGAATATACCAGCAAGGACATTCTCTCTTCTCTGATGTAGTCTTCGAAATTCACTGAAAAAAAATTGACGCATATATAATAGTAATGAACAAGTGGACTCTGATCGTCGTCCTGATATTGGCAGTCGTCGCCATCACAATGATCCCCAGTAGAGAGGCTTACCTCGAGCGCGAGTTCTTCGGGCTCTCAGGGTACGTCCGCCCTCGAGAGGTGAAACTCGACGACAAGGCTCCGGATCTCAACGGATTCAAGGAGGTCGAAGCCAAGGTGAACAACGATTTGATGAATGAATTCGTGATGAAGACCGCCGCGGAAATCGAGAGACGCACCAAGATGTGCGTGGCCATCATCGAGACGACCACGGTCAAGCGCTATCAAGGCGAGGGACAGGAGTTGTACGAGTGCCAATTCATGGCGATGAAGAAGGGTGGATTCCCGTTCGCCTTCGCCGTCGTATCCACGATGAGCATGAAGAGCGGCTCCGCCACCGTGATCGGCCTGCGCACGCAACCCGTGGGGGTGCAGGCACCGAGCGATGTCGGGGCGTTCGAGGACACGGGCGCCGGTCGTGAGTTTTTGGATTACAAATTCGTCACCGAGGTCACGCCGACCATGGGTGAGTTAGAAGAGGCTAAAATTTAAAGTGAAATAAAAATTAGGAGGATGCCCCTAGACATCCGAGAGATTGAAAAGATCGACAACGAAAAAAAGGAGAAAAAAAAAGAATTGTACACTCGGATTTATGAACAGTGGGAAAGGAAAATTCGAGCGGCGGTCGATCACGGGCATCAAAAATTCATCTTTCTTCAGGTGCCACGCATGGTCATGGGGTACCCATCGTTCGACAGAGACAAGGCCGCGAGGTGGCTCACCCGTCAGTTCGAGAAGGGTGGGTTCGTGGTGCAGAACATGGGTCACGAGGTCTACGTCTCGTGGGACGTGAAAAAACCGAAAAAGAAAGTAGAACAACAGGGACAGGTGTCATTCGATGAGTTAGAATTCCCAACCTTGGTGAACCTCAAAAAGGCGGCGGATAAATATAGGAAGAACGCGTGAGACTTTGTAGTTTTAATTTGTAGACGTAATAATAGTAAAATCGATCATGTCGGCCGATATGCTTAACGTTTTGTGCGAGGCGAAGAAGGAATACACAGCCCAACTGTGTCACATCATGTGCCCGGTGATGATTGAAACTTTTCAGGAACTCTACGAAACCGCGGTGAGAGACTCGAAAAACAAGAAACCCCTCCTTCAGTTTCAAAAACACCTCAAGGAGGTTCCGAACTGGTCCAACGCGATGTCTAAGAACCACAGCGACAACATCACCGACAGGTGCGCGTGGTTTTCCGACCTCTTGGCGGCGGTTTTCGTCTCCTTCGTCAAGATTTTGTCCTCGGTGCGTCTGCGCGCGGAGAACAAGAAGATCTCCCTCAAGGTGCCCTCCAACGAGGTGTTCATCCAGACCTGTTACAACAATTGCGCCAAGGATTTGTATCGAGACCCCTACGTGTTCCACGAGGAACAGAGCGAATACGAGAGGGATTTGCGCCTCACGAAGCGTTTCACCGAATGCATCGAGGCCACGGTCAAGGAACTGATTCCGGTGGCGGAAATCTTGAAGACGTACATGAGCACCGAAGACAAGAACATCGATCTCGAAGCCGTGGACGAGACGATGTCCCCGGAAGACGACGTCGTGGAAGACGAAGGAGAAGCGCTCCCAGAAGAACCCGCGGCGCCGGTGGAAGAACCCGCGACGGAGGAGGCCCCGACCGAAGAATCCGCCCCGATGGATGGCGCGGCGCCGGAGCAAGCGCCGATGCCGATGGGGTTGGAGAACGAATTCAAAACCATCCCGAACGTGCAGGTGCCCCCAGAGGAGGAGGAGGAGGAACTCGAGTCCGCACCAGCGCCACCGTCCGTCGCACCGGCACCCCCCGCACCGGCGCCCATGTTTTTCAACGACGCCCCAGAGGCTAGAAAAAAACCTGATTATATTTAAAGTATGGTTGAACTCAGCGATTACCTGCGGGACCCGATGGGGGCCGCCATGATCGCGGCAGGCATCACGGCTCTCTACATTCACGCGAAGGCTCGACTCAACAACGAAGGGTCCCTCGCCTTGGCCCAATACACGAAACCGGCGTCGCTGGTGGCGATTTTGGTGTATTTCATCGTGTCCCAGGGGATTGGACAGAGAGAGGTGATTTCCACGGACCCGTTTTAATTTAAAGATTTCCCTCGTCAATTAGATATACATACCGAAAAATGGCGTCCGTTTCCGCCTTCAACGATATGCTCGCTCAATTTTTGACCGAACTCCAAAAATGTGTACCAGAGGAGAAGGGCATCGCCAAATTCCAAACGCAATTCGACATGTTGCGCCAGGCGAACCCGCGGAAGTGCGTCGACGCCTACATGGCTGGAATCACCCCCTTCGCGGAAAAGATTTCCTCAAAGGACGACACCTTCATCACCGAAGACCTCACGTCGATCGAATTTTTGAAGGACCTCAACATCAAGGAGCACTGGAGTGAAAAACTGAGTGATAACACCAAGGGTGCGATTTGGCAGTACCTGCAGACGCTCTACATGCTCGGCACGACCATCGTCGCGATCCCACAGGACACCCTCTCGCAGATCGAAGCCTTGGCGCAGAACGCCGCGGCGCAGATGGAGGACAGCGGTTCGTTGAACCAGGATGCCCTCATGAAGACCATGAGCAACATGTTAGGTGGGATGCTCAACAAGTAAATATAATCTAAAGTTATTGTAATATGACCGTGTGGTTTGACGATCCTAAACAACTCATCCGCGCCGATAAGACCCACCTCTTTTGGCCCACGGCCTCGCAGACCCCAGACGAACGCGTGAACGCGAGTTCGAGATTCGTGGTCTACGCCACGTGCGCGCTCTACGCCATCCGACGCGACGTGCGCATTTTCGTCCTCGGTGCCACTGTGCTGGCGGTTCTCTATTTCATGCACCGCAGCGAGTTGGTGCGCTCCTCCTTCGGTCGCCCGGCGCAGACCGACGACGAACACACCGGGTGCACCCTCCCGACCGAGGACAACCCGATGGCGAACGTCCTCCTCACCGATTACTCCGACAACCCGAACAGACCGGCGGCGTGCTATTACCCCTCGGTGAAGCCCCTCGTCCAAAAGTTCAGCGACGAGACGTTCCGATTCGACGCCGGACGCTCGCGCACGGCGCTCCCGGAATACCAGAGAAAGGCGGCCGCCAGGCAGTTCGTCACCGCCCCGGTCTCGAGCATCCCAGGCGACCAGACCGCGTTCGCGGAGTGGTGCTACGGCCCGAAGAACGGCCCACTGTGCCGGGACACCCCGGGTGCGTGCAACCCGAACGCTCGCGGGGCGCAGTTGGAGGGATTCCGAGGTTTGGACGTGCACACTGGCGACAAAAGATAATCTCACTTACTAATAATACAACATTATGGCGTATCAACTCCAACCCGGATTGAAAATTGTCAAGGACGCCGAGGTGCAGCCGAAGGTTCGCGCGGACGACCAGTTCTTCGCCTACCCGCAAGGCTCTCGGGCGATGGTGTGCGGAGGGTGCAGGCCGAACACCATGCTCTACGGCACGGCGCCGTTCAAGGCTGGCAAGGGTGCGCCGGCGCGATTCATCGACACCGACGACGAACTCCGCCCGCAAAGCACTACGCGATGGAACCGACAGTACGCCACCCCGGTGGCCGATCGTCTCCACCCGATCATGGACGTCCACTGCAAGTTGCCCGTGCGCGCCATGACGTGGGAACCGGTGTCTTCTCGCGCGGAGATTCAGAACGCGATGTTCCACCAAAGGTATGTCACCAAAAAATAAATGTGAGGTAACAATAGTACATAATGGCTGACCCCATTTCTCTTATGGCTATCGCTGGACTGGTCTACGCCGGTCGAAAAATGGGCGAAGGTGAGGTCGAGGCGCCACCCCAACAAGCGCCAGCGCCACCCCTCCTCATAGACGAACCGGTCGAAGACATCGAGTACGAAGAAGGCGTTCCAGAGTGGGAGGGCAAGGAAGAGCAACCCAATTTCGCGGAAATCGCACCCCAAAAGCGCAGCAGTGGGGGAGAAATTCTCCAGATGCGCAACCGAATGTATGACTCAGGCCGCATGAACAACATCGGCCCGGTCGAAAAACAATTGGTGGGCCCCGGTCTCAACGTCCACGCCGACGTCCCGGCGTACGGGGGTTACCAACAAATGTTCCGCGTCAACCCGGTGAACGTCGGGGAGTACAGGTTGACCACGCTCCCAGGTCGAGCGAACCACGGTCACGACGTCCAGGGTGGTCGACGCACGTTGGAGTCGGAGGTCGGCTTCAACCGACCGGAGAAGACCGCCTACCTTCCGGAGAGGCTTCCCACGGTGCGAGGCAAAAGCCAAGGCTTCAGCGGTCGCGCGCCGAGGTCGGAACACGAAACGACGAAGCGCCCGACGGTGCGTTCGCAGACGGGAATGCGCACCGATGGGTTGGATAAGAACCCGGCGAAGCGGTTCATCCCTGGTCCGAGCATACCGCAGAAGCCGACCAAGTTCAAGTCCGACGGCAACTACTCCCAGTTCTACCACGTGAACAACGCGCAACCGGGCATCTCCAGTTTCCACGGTGGATACACCGAGAGCGCGGCCGCGAAGGTTGGGGCGAAGACCAACGAGGAGTTAATGAAACTCGGCTTCCGCCCGGAGGACAAGAGAGGGAAGATGTTCACGCGACCGGGTGGCAACCCGGGACGGATGAACGTCAGAGAAGGCCCGGTCAAGCAGGGGGGCAAGGCCACGACGGTTCGCTTCGATTCGTCCAGAGTGGACGGACGCACCGGCCCGGCGAACGGGGGGTGGATGCAAGATTATCGACAAAACGATTACCACAAGTTCAACGCGTTCAAGGGTCACATCAACCCCCTGGCCACGGACGCCGGTCTCAGCATCGCGAAGAGACAATTGGAAAACAACCCGTTCCACCACCAAATCAACTAAATTAATTTTCACCATTTGCAAAAATCCATCTTCATTAAAATTGTGATTTAATTATAATGAAGGTGTACATCCTAGACATCGACAGCGGCGATCGCGACCCCACCGCGCACCCGACGTCCAACAGTTTCGTGGTCGATCTCAAGACCCCGATTTACAACGTCACCCACCTCGACGTCGTCTCCGCGCGAGTGCCCCGACCGAAGGTTTTTCACGACTCCAACAACAAATTCACCGTGGAAGACCACCAAGGGACGTACGACATCACCATCGACCCGACGAGTGGGAATTTGGACACCCTCACGAATTTAGCGTCCGAACTCCAGACCCTCATAGGGAACGCCGGGTGTGACACCGTCGATCAAGTCGCGGACAGTGGGGGGAAACTCGTCTTCTCCAACGTCGGCGCCACGCATGAGTTTAGTTTGAATTTCAACACCGGTGTGGACGGGTGGTCGTCCAACGTGTGGGAGCGCACGACACCCAACCAAATCTTCGGGTTCAACGCCTCCGACGTCACCTCTTCCGGGGGCACGCTCACGAGTGGAACCCCTGAAATTTTCCACGCCCCGAAGACGTTCGTTCTCAAGGTGTCCAGTGGGTCCGACCCGTTCAACCAAGACGTGTACGCACACTCCCCGTATTACACCGGTGTATTCATGAACAACGACGTCGACACCACCTCCTCGGCGAAGCAACCGTTCTACGTGTTCTACGGGAACGACGACGCGCTGACCCACGAGTTCACCACGGGCCCACAGAGAGAGGTGAAGAGTCTGAAATTCGAATGGCTCTACAAAGAAAACAACAAGTTGGTGCCGTTGGATTTCGACGAGAGAGACGTCGCGGTGAAATTAAGAATCAAAGGGAGCACCGACAAGTTGGAGGGACTCCCCAAGGTGGAGGCACCGGAATCCATCGGTGCGCTGCCACCGCCCATAAGCATTCCCAATTGGAAGGAGAATGTTTATGAGTGGGATTGGGATAAATACGTTCCCATCGTTTTTACAGTTTTTGCAGGTCTTATCGTCCTGTGGGCGCTTAGCGGCCGATCGCGTAGAGCGGTTGCTTCGGCTTCGTAACCTTCGCGTAGCGAGAGACGACGAGGAACACGAGGATGCTGAGGAGCGTCGTGAGGAGGGCAGTCATGACGTATTGGATGCCCGTGTTGCGCTGACCCGGGATGAGGCGGGTGATCACGTGGCGGGCCACGTCGTTCCACGACATCGCCGCCGCGAAGGAGAAACCCGCAACGAGGGAGTTGAGGGATTGCTCAGAGAGTTCGGAAGTCACAACTTGGATCTGGTCGGAAGCGGACATGTTTTAATTGTATTGTATTATGAGAAAATTATTCTGGGAGGAGTTCTTCTTTTACAACGAGCGTCTTATATTTAGGTGGGGGGCGCGTCCTGGTTTTTATCAAAGGCTCGTTGCCGTCGTCGTCGTCTTCTGATGAGGACGAGGAGTCTTCCCCTGAGACAACGAATTTGAGGGGGCGCTCTGAAGCGTCCCACCCCTCCGGCTCCCACGGGGGCGACTTGTTGTCCATTACTTTACAATGCGCATTTTTCTACAGCACCTTTCAATAATTCCTCCGCTGGGTTGGTGGGCTTCCAGTCTTCCCACCCCACACACGCCGCGTTGACGGCGTTGCACGTGGGGTCATCTCCCAAATAAGGGACCCACTTGATGTCTGAATCCTCGGCGATGTCCAAGGTTTCGGCTTCTTCGTCGTCGTCCCCTTGTGGGAGGATGGACCCGGTGTGTTTACCAACCTCGTGCATGGCGCAGTATTTCATCGCCGCGAGCCAGTCCTCGGCGAGGAGGACGTCCCTCCCGCACTGCTTGGCGTAATGGCTCGCGA